TGCTGGATCAACCATTTTAGGTACTGTTGGTGGGGCTACTACTACTCCTTTGTCAGTAGGACGTGCGACCTTCACCATTACGGATGCAAACATCGCTACTTTCGTAAACGTAGGCACTTCTGACGTACTAATCACCGCTACTTATGCGTGTGCTGGTACAGCTTCGGGCGGTGCAGCAACTGTTATTTGTGAGTACGTTGTTCGCAATTCTGATGGCGGTCAGTTCCAGACTACCTTCAATAATTAATCTGGCGGGTTAGGGTTTTCCCTAGCCCACTCAACATCTTAGGAGATTAATTATGGCAATGCAATATGACGTAAAACAAGGACATCTAAACCAAAGCGGTTTCTTTGTTCTTGGGCGAAACCGTGTCAAAGGTGTTTCTTGGTACGGCACTGGTACAGATGGTGTTTTAGTGCTATTTGACACTACAACCGCTCCAGTTACGGCAAGCGTAACCTATGGACGCACAGGAAACCTAGTAACAGTGACTAAGACAGCTCATGGTCTTAATACTGGAGATATTGTAGGCATACATTTTGGCGAAGCTAGTGGTGTAGCAGCAACAGATGGTAATTATTCTATTACTAGGACTGGTGCAGACACATTTACATTAGTTGATATTAATACTGGAACTGTAGCCACTAGTGCAACAGCGGCATATGTAAGTGGCGGCAACAAATGGTTACTGACGTATGAAAATGATGCTACTGATACCTTTAGTAACGCACCACTTATTCCAGGCGAAGGTGTTTTAGCGACCAATGGAATTTATGCGTTAATGACTAATCTAGGCGCAGCACAAATTTACTACGGATAAAAAATGTCTGAAACAGTGCAAGCACAAGGTTCTTTTAATTTAGTAGGTAGGAAGATCATGCTTGGTCTTCCTGCTTATGACTTTAAAGTGTCTGTAAAACTAGCTATTGCAATGGCTCAGTTTGCTGTAGAAGCACCTAAACACGGGGTTGATATTCAGATTTGCAATATCTCTGGATGCTCCGTTGTTTCTCGTGTCAGAAACCTAATTGCTAAAGACTTCTTAGCCTCAGACTGCACGGACTTAATGTTTATTGATTCGGACATTACCTTTAACCCACAAGACATTTTTCGCTTGATGGCGTGGAATATTGACCCTAAAAAGGGGATCGTAGGTGGCGTTCCAGTAGCTCGTAAAAAGGGTAGTGTCTACATCTCAACTTTAGAGCAAGATGCTGATGGCGGGATCTATATGAATTCGTATGGTTTAGTTAAAGCTAAACGCATTGCCACAGCCTTTATGTTGATCCGTAAAGACGTATTTGAGACCCTTAGAGACAATCACCCTGAGTGGAAATACCACGATGACCGAGTAGTAGACGGGCATCCAGACAAGTTTTGCTATTCATTCTTTGACTTCAAATCCACCCCAGAAGGTTATGTAGGAGAGGATTATCTTTTCTGTGACCGTGCTACTGAGCATGGCTATGAGGTATGGATTGACCCTACCATTAAGCTAGGTCATTTAGGAATGGAAGAGTTTGCAGGTTCATTTGGGGAAGAGTATCTATATCCACTACTTAAACCAGTAGATTCTAAAAAGGATGTCGCATAATGGCTAAATCTCCTGCATGGACTCGCAAAGAAGGTAAGAACCCTAGTGGGGGTCTAAACGCTAAGGGACGTGCATCTTACAATGCAGCCAATCCTGGCAAGCCTGGACTCAAGCGTCCCCAGCCAGAGGGTGGCTCAAGACGGGATTCTTTCTGTGCCAGAATGAAAGGCATGAAGAAGAAACTAACTTCAGCTAAAACTGCTAATGACCCTAATTCACGCATTAACAAGTCTTTACGGGCTTGGAACTGCAAAGAAGGCGGAGCAGTACGTGGCGGTGGCTGTGAGATTCGTGGCAAAACCAAAGGCAAGATGGTATGAGCCAAGAGATGTTACTTTTATGGAACGCAATCCTATCATTAGCGGGGGTTCTCGTGGGTTTATGGGCAAAAGAAAAATCTGCTGAACTCGCTCGCATAGGAATTTTATTAAACAAAACTAGAGAAGAGGTGGCTCGTGATAACGTTACTCAAGCAGAAGTTGACCGCATTATGCAGCATATTGACCAACGCTTTAACAAGCTTGAAAGCAAAATTGACCAGCTTATTCAAGGGAAAATAAATGCCTAGCACTAGCAAAAAACAGCATAATTTCATGGCAGCCGTGGCTAATAATCCTAAGTTTGCCAAAAAAGCAGGAGTGCCTTCTTCTATTGGGAAGGAATTTTTAACTGCCGATAAAGGCAAAACGTTTAAACAAGGTGGAGCTATGAAAAAAGTTCGTAAGTTTGCTGAAGGTGGTATTTATGGAGAAGCTGCTTCTGCTGGAGCCTCTATGGGTTCTGCTGCTGCTAAAAAATTAAAACAAGGTGATCTGAGCGATTTAAAGAAAGCGGCAATGAACGCTGGATTAAGCGTTGGGCAAATGGCATCAGGCATGGGAGCAGGCTTAGGTAGCAAAATGGGAAAAAGTGCTGCTGCTGGGCTTGCTGGCATGGGTCGTAAAAAGAGTGAAGCTTCTAATGAAGATAGCGACTACAAAAAAGGCGGTAAAGTCCACTCAGATATTGCTAAAGACAAGCCAATGATGAAGAAAGTGGCTGCTAAAGCTGTTAAAAGCCATGAAAAGAAAATGCATGGCATGAAGAAAGGTGGCATGGCTTGCGCTCCTAAAAAGATGGCTAAGGGCGGTCAACTATCTAAAGCTGACGGCTGTGCTGTAAAAGGCAAATCCAAAGGCACTATGGTTAAGATGAAATACGGTGGAGCTTGCTAACATGGCTGACTTCCCAGATCTTAATGATGACGGTAAAGTAACTCGTGCTGACGTTTTAAAAGGACGTGGCGTTTTTAAAAAAGGTGGCAAAGTGAAAAAAATGCGTAAATTTCAAGAAGGTGGCGAAACCGAGTTTGAATCAAAGATGGGTGCAAATCCACAGATTGATGAAAACACTCGTATTCGGGCAATGGACTATGCACAGATGATGCAAGAACCTGCTCCTGAAATTGAAACTAGAGAAGCTCCAAAAGCCAAGCCAAGAGTCAAACCAAAGGCAGAGCCTAAAGCAGAACCAAAGGCAGCTCCAAAAGTAGAGTCAAAGAAAGAAGAGCCTTCATTCCTAAAGGGAACTAAAGGGTATAACCTGTCTGATGTAACACGTTATCTGCGTAGAAAAGCTGGAATTACCAGCTATAAGTCTGGCGGTAAGGTATCTTCTGCATCTAAACGGGCTGATGGCTGTGCCATTCGGGGCAAAACACGCATATGAGACCTAGTCGTGGCATGGGTGCCATATCTCCTTCTAAAATGCCAAAGGCTAAAAAGAAAGCCCGTAGGGATGATACTGACTTTACGCAATATAAAGAGGGCGGTACGGTTAATAAAGCTGGTAACTATACGAAACCTAGTATGCGGAAAGCTTTATTTAACAAGATTAAAGCGTCTGCCACGCATGGTACGGGTGCGGGTCAATGGTCTGCTAGGAAGGCACAACTCTTAGCTAAAAAATATAAGGCGGCTGGCGGTGGCTATAAATGACTGGATTGGCAAAATCACAACGTTCTTTAAAGGCTTGGGGAGACCAGAAGTGGACAACCAAGTCAGGGAAGAAGTCGTCCGAGACAGGCGAGAGATACCTGCCAAAAAAAGCAATAGAGTCCCTAACTCCACAAGAGTACGCAGCAACAACACGAGCAAAACGGGCGGGAAAACGGCAAGGAAAACAGTTCGTAGCACAACCACCAAAAATAAGGCAAAAAGTAAAGCCTTATCGAAAGGTTAAATAATGTCTACATCAGGAACAACCGCATTTAATCTAGACCTCAACAACCTTATTGAAGAGGCTTTTGAGCGTTGTGGTACGGAATTACGTACTGGTTATGATATGCGGACTGCCCGCAGGTCTTTGAATTTATTGACTGTAGAGTGGGCAAACCGTGGTATTAACTTGTGGACTATTGAGCAGGGACAGATTGCTATGGTCACTGGACAAGGCATTTACCCTGTTCCAGTTAATACAATCGACCTTTTAGACCATGTCATTCGTCAAAACAACGGTGTTACCAGCAACCAGATAGACATCAATATCAGCCGTATTTCAGAGTCAACCTACTCTACTATCCCTAATAAACTGACTACTGGTCGTCCTATTCAAGTCTGGTTTAATCGCCAATCAGGGCAGTCTAATTCAACTGCTGTGACCTTAAACGGCACAATTGATGCCACGACTACATCTATCACTGTTAGTGACGCCAGCAACCTTCCTATTGGCGGTTTTGTCAAAATTGACAATGAAACAATCAGCTACGCCAACGTCATTGGTAACGTCCTAACAAACTGCTACCGTGGTCAGAATGGAACAACGGCTGCAAGCCACACAACAGGTGCAGCTCTTACAATACAGAACCTTCCTTCCATTAATGTTTGGCCCACACCCGATGCTGGTGGCGGTCCTTATACCTTTGTGTACTGGAGGTTGCGTAGGATTCAGGATGCTGGAACCAATGGAGCGGTAGAGCCTGATATTCCCTTTCGCCTATTACCTTGTATGGTGGCTGGATTGGCTTTCTATATGGCTCAAAAGCTACCAGACGGACAGGCACGAGTGCAATTTTTAAAGCAAGAATACGAGG